TTATGAAAGTGCCTGCGAATGGTCGATCGTGGATGTGACCTCCCAGTCGGTAAAGGAAAACGGAATAGACTCATCAAGGAGCTTCTTCGCTTCCCAGTCTGCGAGTGTAAGCTCGTCAAAAGTACATCCGAAGAGAGTCAGGTCCTCTTCTCCGGTGGAATCCGGGTCTGCGAGTTTCGTACGGATGATACAAGTTGTCGTTTTCCCCTGCTTGAGATTATCGCTCAGAAGCTGAATGAAAAACGATGAAATCTTGTTCAGCTTGATCGTACCTTTTCCGTCAGTTCCAGTGATCTTATAGCCTTTCGCAAGTGTTCCCACCTGGTTGACCTCCGTCTTTTCCAGTGTGACCTTTGCTTCCAGGCCGAGTGCTTCAGCCATCTCCTCATCGTTCACCCATAATGTAGAGTAGGTACCATTGAGGACGCGCTCTGGCTTAATAGTTTTAGGCATTGTTTGACTCCTCCTTTCATCAGATATAGATCGGGATGTCGATGTTCTCCATCACATCCACAAGATTCATCTTTGCGATCAGGTATACCTTGTCCCCTGTGTTAGCGTGACGAAGTTCCTCTTCACTCATATCCGAAGTGTCGATACCCTTTGACTGAAGATATGTTGCGTTTGCGTCTGCGTCGACATCGATGGAGTAGTTCTCGATGATATCGTTCAGCTGCTTGAAGTAACCCTTGATGGCGTTGCACAGCAAAATCTTGTTGTCGTAGGTGTTCGGATATTTTCCGATGTAGGAGTCGCGGACTGTTGAATAGATATCGCGGGAGATCTGACGCATCGTGTCAACCAGCTTGATCTTCTTGAAGGAGTCTCCCTTCTCGGAAGTCGTTGTCGTGAACGATGTCACAGCCGTTCCTGTCTTTACCTTCTCTGCATCGAAAAACAGGATGAATTTTCCAGCCGCCACAGCTGCGTCCTGCTGTTCTTTGGTCAGTCGATCAACATCGTCAACCTCGTCCAGTGTTGCGTACGTTGCTGACATTGTCATCGGTGTTCCTGCCAAAAGACCTGCAATTCGCGGAGTGTACTGCTCCGGTGTGTAGGTGTTCGAGCCAACCTTGATGTCTTCGGTTGCAAAATTGACGATACCCTCGAAGTCTCCAGTGGTCTCAGGAAGTACCACGATGATCGGATTGTGGTTCGTCCACTCGTTCTTCACCCAGGTAACAACAGAGCTCTCAAGCTCATCTGTTGCGATGGTCGGGATTGCGATGTAGTCTACATACTGGCTTGAAAAATAATCAAGCGCATCCGAATAGTCAGCCGCATCCGAAGCAACGAAAAAGCAGATGATCTTCTTCGGCTGTTCGGTGTAGCCTTTCAGGGCGTCCTTGATGTACTGCTTGTTGGCAGCAGACCAAGTCGAGACGATGTCGGACTCTGTCACGACTACCGCAGGATTTGTTGACGGTACAGTGCCGCGAAGAATCAGACCAACCACACCACGCATACCGCGCTGAATGGCTGACGCGCCCTTCTCGATGAATCGAATTGTGATGCTAGGCATTCCAAGATTCATTTTCATTTACCTCCATTTTTAGTTTTGCGTCTTTCATTAGTTCTGCCGTTTCCGGCTTGCGTATGTCTGTCAGATACTCGATATCAACGCTCATTTCGAGTATATCTCTGTCAGAACCACCGAATCCCCAGTCAAACCCTAAGCAGTCAACCCATCTGGTCTCCGTGAGTGTTTTCACTTCGACACCAAGCTCAAAAAGTGAGCGGATAGTGTCAACTTTTTCCATCAGGTCAATCTCATCGATCGTTTCGGGGATATACATAATTGAAAAGGTCAATCTATGGTATAACGTGTCGTGGTTGTTCGGCCTGCTCTCCCCAGTCTCTAACCTTGTGAAGAAGCAAGGGCAAGTGTAACCCTCGACCACTTCGAGACCATAGTATTCATAAGTCTTCACAAGCGGGTCCTCCGATGATATCGGGTATGCCGTCTGCAAGACCTTATTAAGTCCCGCTTTTAATTCTGCATAATTCATATTTTCACCACAGTCCTGACTCTTTTAGAATGGCATTGACCATATCATCCACAGCCTCAGGAAATCTTATCGCCTCTTCGTCCTTCGCCTTTTTCAGGAAGAAGTACCCGCTCTTGTTTCCGACTGTCCTTCCACCGCTTTTGAGAGTAAACCGTATTCCTTTTTTCTTGATCGTTCGGTGTTTCGGTGTTACAACTGCGTGTCCTCTCTCTAACAGATGGAAGTGTGGAGACCTTGCTGATATCTCGACATACTGATTGACGCCATAGCCTTTCACTTGTGATACTCGATAGCTCCCGACTCTGGATAGCATCTTTTTCCTTTTATTGTCCACCTTGAAACTCGACTTCGCATTTTTCGCGATCTCTTTTCTCGTCTTCAAGGCTTCCGATCGTAGCAGATCGCCTGCCCTGTCCGGGTATCTCTTCACAAGCTTTTGCATAGAATCTGTCAGATCATCGAGTCCGATGACTTGAATCGTTGATTCCCATTCAGCCATAGGATCACTCCTCAGTGGTTTTTACAATCTTCTCCACGCAGTCTATCTCAAGCATCTTATGTTCCAGGTCAACATCGATAACGGACTGAATCTCGTATACCTTGTCCCCATACTGAATGAACATATCTGCTCTGACATTCGCCAGGTATCTCATATACACTCGGTATGTAATCTCCTCGTGTATCTTCTGCAGCTCATAGCGTTCTGTACCTCTTACAGGTGCCACACTCGCCCATACCGTTGCCACCGTCTCGAATGACTTTGACTTCTGGCTCAGGGCATTGATCGTGTCAACCTTTTTGAGGATGGATATCCGCTTATTGAGTCTCCCGATGTTCATCGTTCGCATAGGCTACCTCTTATACATAATTGATTGCGTGTCGACGAATTGTCTCCATAATGCTGTGATTTACGGTCGCTGTCTTGTTTTCGATTAAACCATTTCGGTTGTCAAACTGGTCGCTTATAAGCAAAAAGTATGGATGCACCAGGTCAGCGTGCGTGTCAACCTCCTCCTGAGTGAGTCCGGTCGTTGCCAGGATAGTAGCTTTCGCTGACTCCATAAACATCTCAACCTCTGTCTCCTCGATCTCTGACGCATCGTCAATGCGGAGATAGTCAAGCACCTGTTCCAGTGTGATCTCACTAACCTTCATTTGATAAACCTCCTAATTCGCGGCAATATGTGGGCAGCAGGTCACAGACCCATCCACCCACGGCACCGCGTATGCTGAAGAGCAACCAACTCTTGCAACCTTTAATTATTCAGCCGCCTTTTTCTTCGGAGCGGCCTTCTTCGGTGCAGGCTTCTGCTCGTCTACGATCTCGGCATATCCTGCCTTGACCATAGCGTCTGCGAATTCCTTTGACACGTCAGCCTGCGAACCTTCTGCAAGGGATGCTTCCGTCCCTGCGAATGATGTGAGTGCCTTAATCTTCATAAGACACCTCCCATCAGACTCCATCGTCCATAACGATGCAAGCCACCTTCTGAACATCCTCGACATTTGCGTCGAATGCGGCAAAACCGATTACCTCGCGGGCGTGCTGCTGTGCTTTCAGCTCGTTCAGGACATCAACCTCGATATCCTCGGACATCTGAACAGCAACACCTGTCGGATTGACGTAGTAGATCGCTACCGCATCTGCCTGCATTGACGGCATATTCTCGCTGACATAAACGTCAGAACCGAGGAGACGATAACCCCATCTAGCAGTAGCATCCGGATTGAGAAGGAGATTTCCCTGACCATCCTTCAGCTTGCGGATTGCGGTTCTTGTTGCACCATTCATAATGAAGTATGCACCGCCCTTGTAGCGATCCGGAATCTTCTCCTGGAGAGTGATCAGCTCGTCTGCTGTCACTGCGCTTGTGGAAGCGGCTGTCACCTTCATATCTGCGGCACATCTTGTCAGACCGTAAACAACAACAGTAGTCTGACCACCGGAAGTGGTAGAGTAGCCGTTAAGAATCTTATCCTCGATAAACTGTGCAAACTTCAGAGCCATACGATTGACAACGAAGCCAACGATGTCGAAGTTCGAGTTATTGATAAGACTGCGGCTGATATCTGCGATCGCACGTACCAGGTGACCCTGAAGGCTGATAGATGTAAACGAACCAACGTGAGACTCGCCAGTCGTAAACTCATCCACGAAGCCGACCGTGATGTCATCGGTGGAAGAATCGTAGATCGGAATGCTGATCTTGCCCTTGACGTTGTACTTGTTCGCGTCATTGTAGATCGGACTGATCTCTTCGATCTTCTGAATGATCTTGTTTGCGATCGACTGCGGCACGACTGCACCATTATCTCCATAGGTCATAGAGTGTGCGTCACGCTTCAAGATTTCTCCTGAGCGGAGATAGTTGTCAAAGGCTCTCACCTCAGCCTCTTCGGTAGTCTCGTCGGCTTCTGCCTCCGGCTCCTCGTCATCGTCTGCAGTGCGTACCTCTACATTCTCGAGCGCACGCTTTGCTTCGATGGTTTTGTCGAGCTCTTTGAGCTCCTTCTCGAGAGCGTCAAAGTTCTCGCCCTCTTCCTGTGTCAGCGAACGAGTCTGCTCATCCGCTTCCTTCACGATGTCATTCATCTTCATAACGAGTGCATCGCGCTTCTGCATCAGTTCTCTAATGCTCATTTGTGTTACCTCACTTTCTTATCCTCGCTTTAAGTAAGCGGTTGTGGAATGAATAGTTATCGGCGGGGCGTCCCGCCTCGTCCTTTTCGGACTTATCTGCAACCCCGCCGGGATTTGCATTCTCTTCTTTGACCTCGACCTCATCCTCGATGGAGCGAATCTCAAGCGTCTCCCCATCTTCGGTGTCTCTGGTCAAGATCAGGTTTGCTGGGTATGCTGGACATCTTGTATCATCCAGGATGGATACTTCGCGCAGGTCGATATCTGACACCTCTCTGTGTTCGATGCCATCTTCCTCCGTGCTTTTCTGTCTGATCGGGATAAACCCGAAGGACCATCCTGACAGCTTACCCTCTCTGGCCTTTTCAACGACCTCTTCGTCTGTGACCTTTGCTCGGCACCACAGACCGACCGCATCCTCTTTCAAGGTTGCCGTCCCTTCACTTTTACTCGCGATCTGTCTTGTCGAATCGTGATTTAATAACACCTTCACATCACGACCACGTCTCAAGGCTCTCGCGAATGTGCCCTGGCGTATTCTCTCGATGAAGGTTTTCCCTTTTTCCGAGAGAATGTCAGAATCGCGCTCAACGACATTGACGTAACCTTCAATGATCGCGCTGTCATTCTTAACTCTGACTTTCATTTTTGACCTCCTTCTGTGAATCGTCGTTCACGTTAGACATAACACCCATATTCGGTGTGTAGATATTGCCACTCTCCGGATAGAAGAGCACATCCTGCAGACCAAGCTTGACGAAGTCAACACCAAGCGCAGGCATATTTTCCTTCTTTCGTACCTCGTCCAGTTGCAAAAATCCTGATTTAATACCTGTTGCGTATGCTTCGTACCGTTCCTCGATGTCAGCCTTTGTCAGACCGCTATCATCGAAGGCGAAAAACAGGTCATCCTCGCCCTTGTACGGATTGAGGAGTACATCGTTCAGGCTTCGTGAGAAATTGGTCAAAATCGGGTATATGCACCCCTCATAGAAGGCTCTGCGGTCTTCTTTTGTCGCACCACCGTTGATGATTGCAGGCGGGATACCGAAAATCTTGCATATATCGTTATTATTGGTCTCTTTGTTCTCGTTTAACTGGCTCTCGGCTGCCGAAGCGGATACTTCCTGGAAATCCATTCCCTCATTCAGCACCATAGCCGCTTCCGATCCGTTGACATATAACTGTCTGTACGCATCACGCATCGCGCTGATAGCTTCCTCGCTCATTCGTGATTTAGCACGGAAAAAGCCTTTTTTCGCTCCACCTGTCGCGGATATAGCCTTCTCGAAGTCCTGCGAATTGACTACGATCTGGAAGAGCTTGTTCGAGTCGTGTATGATCGAATGCCCTGACCATCCATTGTTTGTGTTGCGCAAGAGTTTGATAAACTCATAGTCCTGATACGTTTTCCCCTGTACCTGGATGCGATACTTTTTGTATATCAAGTCCTCATTGCGTGTGATATACACCGCCTCGCTCGGTACATAATTGAGAGACCTCACTTCTCCGCGTACCCTGTGTACAAAACAATAGCCGCCTTTTCCGAGAAGCATATCCCGAACCATAGCGGCTTTCAGTTGGTATCCGGTCAGTGTGTCGTTTGTGACTCCGTTTAGCCGTTCACATCTAACATCCTCGACCTCTTCGACATTGTCTCCGACTCGCCTGTATAACTTTACCTCGAGCGAAGCGACCGTCTCGGATATCTTATTCACGCACGCGGCTACCGCAGGGATGGACATTGCCGCCTGCTTCGATACTTCCTCATTTCCCAGTATTGCCTGGAGAAGCTGCTCCGAGACTTCCGGAGTTATAGGCGTGTTGTCGCGTCTGAATATTCGTGTAAATATAGACATCTATGTCCTCCTTACAACATCTGAACGAAAAACTGATCGCTCCAGGTGGTGTCCTGATCGATCAGATAGACCGCATCGATGAGCGATACGACCATATCTACCTTCCCGCTCGATTTTTTCTTGTTCACATACCTTCTCAGCGTACTGTCATAGGTACATCTGGCATTCTGAAAATTGATGACCAAAAGGTCATTCTTGACGAACCGAAGCTGTCCTGACTCTATCTTTTCACTGAGTAGCTTCGTAGCCGGATGCAGTGTGTCAGAATGCTGTCTGACTTCGACTGTGGTGTAGTTCTGTGACCACTTTTGAGCCGAGCTCATAGCGTTGAATCGGTCATAACCGATCGCAACGATTGTCCCTCCGTAGGTTTTCTCTATGTTATCAACGAAGTCTTCGATGACTCCGTAATCCACGACCATATCACCGCAGGCAACGCAGTGTCCGTCTGCAATGTATGTCCGATAGTCGCATTTTTCAAACTTCGTCTTTTCGTCAAGCCGCCCCTCAGGGATGAAGGCTGTCACATCGCATAAGATGTTGTTGTCATCATCCAGGCAAGCGACCGCCACAGCGCAGTTATCATTCGTCTGCGCTAAGTCAACCCCGACATAAAGGCTTCGTCCTGTGAAATCGATCTTGTCGACCTCGCACTCCTTGACCGCATCGATGGACACGAAGGACTCGCTCTGTGCTCCTGAGTATGTGATGTTACAGTGCTTCGTCAGGAAGTTCTCTCTCGCACGCTCCTTTTCGATGGCCTGCTTCCGTTTTTTGCATAGATCCTCCCAGATTTCCACTCGTTCAAGAGCTGCAGGATTCCCCTGTTGCATAATCAGGTCATCCGTTGCCCACGCTTTTGTCTCGTC